CCTTTTTATTGGTAACACCTATGAAACCAACACCCAAAAGAGACAGAGCCGACAGCGCCAAAGCTGCCGTAACCGCGATTCAATCCGCAGCCCTTGGCCCGATTGCGCCGCCCAAGTTCGTCACCGTTCGCAAGCAAGACCGGCCCCTATGGGATGCCATTGTCATGGCCCGCCCGCGTGACACCTGGAACGATGCCGACTTGATTCTAGCCGGCCACCTGGCGAGAGCCTACGGCGATATGGCGCACCTGGAAGCGCACATTGACCGCAACGGGATGGTGGTTGACGAGAAGATCAACCCGGCTTGCGCCATGCTGGACAAGGCCACCCGCCGCGGCCTGTCATTGGCCCGACAACTCAAGGTTGATGCAATCAGCACCGTCGGCAAAGCACGCGACATTCGCAACGGTTCCGAACTGGAAACCCGCGCCCGTGATGCCTTGCAGGATGATGAATTGATTCCGAGAACGATGCAGTGACCAGAGGCGAAAAGGCGTGCCGGTTTATAACCCGCTACTGCGTGACGCCGGAAGGTGCCGGAGTGGGCAGGCCGCTAGAGTTGGCACCGTTTCAGGTTGATTTCATCAAAGCCATTTACGACAACCCCAAAGGCACCCGCCGCGCCATTTTGTCGCTGGCCAGGAAGAACGGAAAAACCGCGCTAATCGCCGCCATTCTGCTGGTGCACCTGGTGGGCCCCGAAGCAAAACAGAACGCTCAACTGGTATCCGGTGCCATGAGCCGTGACCAAGCCGCCCTCGTTTTTAACCTGGCGGCGAAGATGGTTCGACTATCCCCCGAGCTTTCCGGCCTGGTGCGCATTATGCCCAGCGGTAAACGGCTGATGGGCTTGCCATTGAATACCGAGTTCCGAGCACTGGCTGCTGATGGGAAAACCGCCCACGGCCTGAGCCCGGTGCTGGCGATTCTGGACGAAGTTGGCCAGGTACGCGGCCCGCAATCGGATTTTGTGGACGCCATTACCACAAGCCAGGGCGCACACGACAGCCCGCTGCTGATTACCATATCCACCCAGGCGGCGAACGATGCCGACTTACTGAGCCAATGGATCGACGACGCTCAACGCTCCAAAGATCCGCGCACCGTCTGCCATGTTTACGCCGCACCGAAAGGTTGCGACCTGATGGACACGGAAGCGTGGGAAGCGGCCAATCCTGCACTGGGAATATTCCGCAGCCTGGACGACTTAACCGAACAAATGGCCCGCGCCGAAAGAATGCCCAGCATGAGCAACACCGCCCGAAACTTGCTACTCAATCAGCGTGTGAGCCTGGATAGCCCGTTTATTAGCCCTGACGTTTGGGAGAGTTGCAGCGCCGAGCCGCTGCCGTTTGATGGGCCCGTGTATGCCGGCCTCGACCTATCGGCCCGCACTGACCTGACCGCCCTGGCTATCGTGGGCAAAGTGCAAGGCGTGTGGCAGGTACAAGCGCACTTCTGGACACCCGAGCAAGGGCTATTCGATCGGGCAAAGACCGACCGCGCACCCTATGACGTGTGGGCAGCGCAAGGTTATTTGACGACAACCCCAGGCGCGACCGTGGATTACGAAGTGGTGGCGCTGGATATGGCCGAAATTCTGGCCGATCTGGACGTGGTAGCCGTGGCGTTTGACCGCTGGCGCATGGATATTCTGAGCAAAGAGCTGGAAAGGTTGGGGCTGGATTTGCCGTTGGTGCCACATGGCCAGGGCTTTAAAGATATGGCCCCGGCACTGGATCACCTGGAGGCCGAGCTGCTGAACGCCCGCATGGCTCACGGCAACAACCCAGTGCTGACCATGTGCGCAGCCAATGCCGTGGCCACCAAAGACCCAGCCGGTAGCCGCAAGCTGGACAAGTCACGCCGAACTGGACGCATAGACGGTATTCAAGCCCTTGCTATGGCCATGGGCGCCGCCCAATCCGCTGAGGCACCCATTGAGATCAATACAGAGGTATTTTTTGCATGACCCTAACACTGGCACACATCAAGCAGCATTTACGCATTGAAGAAGCGATAGAAGATGCCCTAATTCAAACCTATTGGGACGCGGCAGAGGATCACATTGCCAAATATCTAGGCGACGATTTGCCATATCCGATGCCCAAGCCGGTAGAAGCCGCTGTTCTGTTGCTAACCGCCGACCTGTACGAAAACAGGCAACGGCAAGGTGCCGAAGTATTTTACAAAAACCACACCTATCAGCTTTTGCTCAACCCGTACCGATCTGCCGAAGTGTTTTGATGTTCCGTGCCCTGAGCGGTTCCGAAAGGAAAGTTTCAGGGGAAGGATTACACGGCGAGTGCCTTCTCACAAAAACCCCGTGAACGTGTGCGGCCTTTCTCCTCAGTGGATACCTGTGGCCGGCGACACGTAAGCCCGACAGAGCGATTCTGAACGGGCACCCGGCCCCGCCTGCGTGATGCTGTGCGGGGCTTTTTTGTTTGGGCATGCCCCAGCCGATAGCCAAAACCTACAAAATCACGCCCCTCTATACCTACTTACCGCCGACCTTTAACGATAGATTAGCCGCTGACCACCTAAAGCGAGCCGCCATGTTTATTCGCGCCTACCTACGAGCAAGCACCACCGAGCAAGACGCCACACGCGCCGCTGAGCAGCTTAAAACATTCTGCGCTGACCATGGCCACAAGATCGCCGCCACCTACACAGAGAACGCCAGCGGAGCCACCGCAGACCGGCCCGAGTTGCGTCGTCTGCTGAACGACTGCCAAGCCGGCGATGTTCTGCTGGTTGAATCCGTGGACAGGCTCACCCGCTTACCGCGTGCGGCGTGGGAGCTGCTACGCGCTGAAATCCGCAGCCGTGGCGTGTGCATTGTTGCCGCTGACCTGCCGACCACCCACCAAGCCATGACCGGCGCTGACGACTGGATGCTGAGCTCTATCAACGAGATGTTGCTGGATATGGCCGCAGCCATGGCCCGCACTGATTACGACACCAAGCGCGAACGACAGCGGCAAGGGATCGACAGGGCACAGGCGGCGGGTTTGTACAAAGGCAGGCCAAAGCAAACGGCGAAACGACAGAGAATTGCTGACCTGCTGATTGACGCGAAATGGAGCATTAGCAAGATTGCCGCCACCGTAGGATGCAGCACGAGTACGGTTCATTCGGTAAAAGTGGAGCTGAGGGAGTTGGGAGAAATGCACCCGTGACGAATTCTGATGTAGAATCGAAACCTAGAAACGAAAAGCCCCGATTAAGGGGCTCTTTGAATTCGCGGTAATCAGTCCTAGACGGCAAATCTGCCTGATTACCTTCACTGAGCAAGTGCTACCTAGACCAGTCGAGAGATTATGACACAGCCCAAAATTCAAAGAAACACTGTTTTGGATATAGGCCCAAAGCGTTCACAAGCCACATAAGCGCCGAATCCGAAGCGTTCCGCGCACTAAATGAAGCCCATCAAATGGGCATGGCCGCTATACTTTGGAGCATGCACGCCGGAAGGTTCACGCATAATTCAGGCGTGGAGGATGTTTCCGCAATCCACTGGCGCGGCAAGGCTGCAATGTTTGGTAGCGCCAAGCAATTCACCGAAACCAACGCCGTACTAGAATGGTTTGTTCTGGATCTAAAGCCAAAGCGTGGCCATAGTGCCGGCGGCTGGCGTATGACTGAAAGAGCAAAGGAGATCTGTATGGGCTACCAAGAAAACTCAAAACAATACGCCCTGAGCGGTCTGGAACCTGACGAGAAAGGCTTGGTAAATCCTGACGGTTCGCCTTACAGAATGCCGGTTGATGGTATTCGGTCGCGCACCACTGCAAACAGAAATACCCGTTTCGAGAAAAAGCAAATCCACGCCGCCGTAGAAATCGAAGGCGACAACCTGCACAAGTTCCACCACGCGGCCCAGGCGTATCTTGACAGGGAAAAGCCCGCCGCCGCTTTCCGTTGGTCACATGAATTATGGGACGCCATTAGAACAGGCCGCGGCCCCAACTCCGGCGAAGATGCAGCAAAGCGCCGCGCCATGATGGCGAGGGATCAGGCGTCCATCATGCTTGACCTTGCGAAGCGTTCCGGCGCTCCCGGCTTTGTATTGCCCACCACCTACCGCGAGAGCAACGCAGGCAGACTTTACGCCGAAGGTTCGATCAACCTACAGCGGTGTGTTGGTGAAGTGCGTAGAGCGGCCCTGAAGGGCTGCTACGATGTAGATATAGCAAACTGCCATTGGTCGCTATTGGCCCAAATGGCTGACCGGCTAGGCGAGAAAGCGCCGCATATTCTGCATTACCTGGACAACAAGAAAGCCACCCGCGCCGAAATCGCCAGCGCCGGAGGCATTAGCACCGATGACGCCAAGTTTCTGCTATTGGCCGTGGTCTATGGTGCAACCCTGGCTAAGAGCCCAAAAGAGAATCAACGGGCTATCGAGCAACGTCTGGGACTGGAAGCCACCGACCGATTACGCGGCCTGCCCCTGGTGCTGGATCTTTACGGCGACGTTCGCAGAATCGGCAAGGCTGTATTGCTGGACTACCAAGCCAAAACGAAAAAGGTTGGCGTTTTGGTTAATGACGCGGGGCGCGAGATCGGCTTGAAGTCGAACAGCCGTGAGAAGCTGGCGCACGTTTTACAGGGCGCTGAATCCATTGCCCTGCAATCCATGCTCAAGACATTAGCGGGCAGCGCCGCACTACTTCAACATGACGGTTTAACCGTTCACGGCAAGCCGGATTTGGCCAAACTTGAGCGCCGAATCAAGGCCGATACCGGATACCTTTTGACCCTCGAAATCGAGCAACTTTGACGCTCCCTGTGTGCATTAGTGTTTTGAGGCGTAGACCCGCGCTATCAGAGGGCTACAGAGCTGTTTTTTTGACTACCTCTGTGGCTAATACTAAGAACCCCGTTGGCATGACTCTGTTCTGTCCTTAATCCTTATCCTTAAATCCCTTGATTACCCTTGCCTAAGCATCGGCGGTCGAAAGCGAAATTTAAGCATTTCTTTGCTAGTGAAGTAGCCGACCCTTTGCACAATCTGCATAAAAACCACATTCGATATTGAGCCATTGGAAAATAGTTAGCTTGTGCAAGTTGTGTAAAAGCCTTATCAGATATTGAGCCATTCAGACCCTTTTCAGATTGAGCCGTGCCGTTCAAGCAAACGATACCCAGGCAGTGCTGAAAGGTTCGGGTCAGAATTCACCAATTTGGCGAATTTGAATTCATCAATCCTCTACCAGCTAGCCGCACCATCAACGCCCGACGAAGTAGCAATCCGTAACACTGCACACGCGCCTGTGAGCTCACTGCAGACAAGCAGCAGTGAAAACAGAACGCTGCCCATCGCACACGCGCCCGTGAGCACTCCCGAAAGTTTGGGAGCAACCCACCTGCACACAAGCAAAAAACAAGTTGACCCACAACCTTACAAGATATACCTTGTCTATAAGATACTGACAGGGGCGCAAGCATGACCACAACGAAAGTGAAGAAAAGCCTGACGATTCACATTACCCAGGAAGACCGCGACAAGCTGGAAGATGCCGTTAAAGCATTCAGGCAGAGAACTGGTGAAGTAATCAGCGCCGGCAAAGTGGCGCGGGATCAGTCGTTAAAGTGGGCTGACAGAGAATTGAAGAAGCAGCAAACCGAAGCATAAAAAAGTGGCCCCGCGCTTGTTACAGCAAGCCGAGGCCGTGACACCATCGGCAACCATAGGAGCGCCGACCATGCAAAATAATTATACCGGAACACTCAACCGTGAGCAGCTCACCCGCTTAGTGGCCATTCTGAAGCCATACGGCAATCAGCCATTCAACGCGGTAATCATGGCGCTGGCGTATCGGCTGGCAAGGGGCGAAAAATGAAGATCACCAGACCCAACGGCGCAATAGCAGAAGTGGATCAGGATTGTTTTTTAGGCGCTCTGATTCTGTGGAACAGCAAAGGCCGGATGCTGGAAGGGTTTGAAATTATCCAGTTCAAAGACGACACCTATTGGCCGGTGGCCTTCGATTACATGGACTTTGAACGCCAGTATTTAACAGCCGGTGGCCCTTACAAGACTTGGCGAGGCGCTTACAGTGCCGTGGGCGCGGCATTGGATCAGGTGGAAGCCAACACCAAAGCCATACAAAAACAGATTGCCGACGAGGATGCAGCACGATGAGCGATTACAACGGATTTACGAATTGGGAAACCTGGAACCTGCGCAACTGGATGATAAACGAATACCCGCCAGTGCAGCCGGAAGGCGACACCGCCCAGGAGATAGCCGACAACCTACGAGAGCAGCATTTGGACCGCGTGGGTGATATGCCGGACGGGTTTGAACGTGACGCCCTTACAGCGACCTACGAGGCCGTTAACTGGCTAGAGATTGCCGAGACGTTCACCGATGAATAATTACGACGTTGTTCTACGCAGCGGCGACAGCTCCAAAGAAATCAGCGTAAGAGCCCAGACCGGCGACAACGCCCAAGCCGAAGCCCTGGCCAAAGCTGCCGAGCTTACCCAGGAAACCGGCGAACAATGGCGCGTTAGCCGGTGCGACCCCGCGTAACGTGTAAGCCATGACTTACAAGCCCGCCCTAATCGGCGGGTTTTTTTGTGTCTGAAATTCAGATAACTGTACAAATAAACAGCAATATGATAGCGTGAGCCTATTACGAAAGCGCTTTCTACAAACAAACAGCTATTAGGTGACAAAATGAAATTATCCGCCCTACGTGAACAACGCGCCGCCAAAGTCGAAGCCATGAAAGCCTTGGTTGACGCTGCCGGCAAAGAAACCCGCGACCTTTCCGCCGATGAATCAAAGCAATTCGACACCCTGAAAGGCGAAGAACGCGCCGTGTCGAAGCAAATCGAGCGTGCCGAATACCTGGCAGACACCGAACGCCGCAGCCATGCCGTGACCGTTTCGGACAATGCGACCGGCGATTACGACAAGCTGGCCGCTGGTGTGTCCGTGGTGAAGGTTATCCGCGCCCAAATGGAAGGCCGCAGCCTCGACGGACTAGAACGTGAGTATGCCCAGGAAGCCGAGCGCCGCAGTGGCCGCAAAGCCGAAGGTGTATTCATTCCAATGCAAGCCCTGGAACAGCGCGCCAACGACACCACAAGCGCATCCGAGCTGGTAGGTACCCAACACCGCCCCGCTGATTACATTGGCGCCCTGCGTAACAAGTTGTTGGCCCGCAAATTGGGCGTTCGCGTTCTAACCGGCCTGCAAGGCAACGTATCAATTCCGAAATCCGGTAGCGGTATGAGCCTTGGCTGGGTAACGGAAGGCGGCGCTGTTCCTGAATCAAACATGGCGTTCGATTCTGTGACCATGACGCCGAAGCACACAGGCGGCAAAACAGAAATGAGTCGCCAGCTAATCCAGCAATCCAGCCCCGGTATCGAGCAGCTGGTACGCGACGACCTTACATTCCTGATTGCGCAACAGATCGACAACGCCATTCTGAACGGTTCCGGTCTGGCTGGTGAGCCCCAAGGTATTTTGCAGAACGCCGGCATTCAATCCGCGCTGATGCCTACCACATGGGCCGAAGTTCTGGAGCTATCCGAAAAGCTGGAACTGGCCAACCTGGAAGGCACCCGCTTTTTGTCTGCGCCTGGTGTTCGCACCACATTGGCCAGCACTGAGAAGGTTACCGGCTCCGGTTCTGGATTCCTGGCAGACGCCGGCATGATCGACGGCAAGCCCTACGAATCTACTAACCAAATGCCAGCCGATACGCTGCTGTACGGCGATTTCAGCCAGGTAATGCTTGGCATCTGGAGCGAAATTGACATTCTGGTAAACCCATACGCCGAACCCGCCTACAGCCGCGGCGGTATCCAAGTTCGCGCCATGGCCACCTGCGATGTGGCACTGCGCCATGCCGCAGCATTCGTGAAAGCCAGCGGAGCGTAATCATGGAGCGGCGAGCCCTTGAAAGCGTCGTCACAAGCAAAGGCCGC